TCTTAAAACTATAAAAGAAGTTAAAAAAGGTGAAGAACTTACACTAAAATATACAATGTATAAGGTTGACAAAACAGATTAAATGTGTTATAATATACTATGAAAACAAAAAGAAACAAGTTTGAAAAAAAACTAGATGAATACAATCACACAATGGAATTAATCAGAACGGTAGTTCCTATTGCGATATTGTGTCTTCAAGTAATCATACTGATAAAACTTATATGAAAAGAAAAACAAAAAAAATAATATTAGATTTACTAAACTTTTGGCCAATGACAGTAGTTGTGCCAATAATGTTAATCTTAATTATATTTGCTCCATTAATACTAAATTAATAATATAATGAATATATTTTACCTAGACAAAGACCCAAAAGTTTGTGCTGAAATGCACCTAGATAAACACGTTGTTAAAATGCTTATTGAGTATGCTCAGTTAATGTCAACTGCTCATAGAATGCTTGATGGTATCAAGTATATTGCTAAATCAAAGACAGGTAGAAAAGTAACCAGATTTAAACTAGAAAATACTAACGAAGAAGCAACTGTTTACAAGGCGTGTCATTTACATCACCCTAGTGCAGTATGGGTTAGAAACAACGCTTACAACTATCAATGGCTGTATCAGATGTGGTCTCATCTACATAAAGAATTTAATATAAGATACGGTAAAGATCATAAATCATATGTTGTATTAAAAGATTTGTTAAGAAATCCCCCTAAAAATATTCCCCTAAATATTCCTTTTAATCAACCCACACAAGCAATGCCTGATGATGTAAAGAATAAAGATAGTATTACTGCTTATAGAGATTACTATGTTAAATACAAGAAAGATTTTGCTACATGGAAAACAAGTATACCTGAATGGTATAGTGAGGGAATAAATAATGCCAACTTATAATTTTTATAATAAAAAGACTAAAAAAACATATACAGACTTGATGACTATTTCAGATATGGAAAAGTTTATTAAACAAAAACATATTACACTATTACCACCTACAAGAATGAACATAGTATCAGGTACAGGAACATTAGATGGTAAAACTGATAATGGTTGGAAAGAAGTGCTATCTAAAGTATCTGAAGCACACCCAGCAAGTAATTTAGCGGCACAATATCGTAAAAAGACAGTAAAAGACACACAAATTGACAAGATAATACACAAGCATAGACGTAAGAAACAAGGGAAGAACGTATAAATACTAATATGGCAGATTTTGATTTTTTAGATGGCTTTGATGCTGACGGTGATTGGGGTTTTACCTCAGTTAAACAAAAGCCAGCAACAGAAAGTAAAGCAGAATCAGACGCTACAAAAGAAGTTGTCAAGGCGACGGCAGACGGTGTAGGAAAAGTTGTGTCTAGTGAGATTATCAATAGACTAGAGACAAAATTAGATAAATTATTGAGAGCAACAAATGAAACAAAAGAAACAGTTTTTGCTAAGAACGAAACAGAATTAGAAATTGCTAAGAAGCAGATGGATGATGAGTACGATTTGAGAAAAGATAATCTTAGTAAAGAATACAAAGAAGACTTTAAACAATTAGAAAAACTCATAATACCTCTACTAATTAAATTAGCAAAATCACCAGAGGCCTATATTCACTGGCCAAATAGAGCACAAGTAATTGAAGCACAATTAAAGAAAATTATTGCTATTACTCGTGGTTAATAAAAATTATCAAACAAACTAGAAGGATATTAAATGAAACTAAGCAAAAATTTTAGTTTAAAAGAGATAACTGCAAGTCAAACCGCTGAACGTAAAGGACTTAATAATAATCCTAATGACGATCAGATTACGAACTTACAAAAGTTATGTGAGAATATACTTCAACCTGTCCGAGATCATTATGCTACACCTGTAACCGTTTCAAGTGGTTTTAGAGGTCCTGAATTGTGTTTAGCAATAGGATCATCAATAACCTCACAGCACACTAAGGGCCAAGCCGCTGATTTTGAAATCTTTGGAGTGCCAAATGCTGAATTAGCAGTATGGATTATTGAAAATTTAGACTATGATCAGCTAATATTGGAATTTCATAATCCAGAAGAACCTAATAGCGGTTGGATTCATTGTTCATACAAAGGTCCAACAGATAATAGAAAACAAACATTAAGAGCATTCCGTGATGACAGCGGTAAGACTCAATATGTTGACTATAATCCTAACTGAACTCTTGGGAAGATTACACAAGCAGAGATAGTTGATATGTACACTAAAAAGGGAACATAGTGCTTTACATTTCACTATAATAGTGATATAATTATATAATGAATAAATTAAATGAATACTTTAAAAAGAATCATAAGCCTAAAAACTTTACTCATAAATCAGTAGAGAAACAGGCAGAATTACAAACACAAACCATAAAGGGTAAAAGATTTTATGTTTTACCTAATGGTGAAAAACTACCCTCGATAACAACTGTATTATCGGCAAGAGGTAATGAAGGTATCGCCAGATGGCGTCAATCAGTAGGTGAGCAAGTTGCAAACACTATCATGAGGAATGCAGCTAAAAGAGGCACAGCCGTACACACACTGACAGAAAACTATCTTAACAACGAAGAACTAACGCAACAAGCAGTATTGCCTACTGCGTTATTTACCATTCTAAAAAGTGAACTGGATAAGATAAATAATATAGTAATGCAAGAAGGTGCTTTATACAGCAATAAATGGGGTGTTGCAGGTAGAGTTGATTGTATTGCAGAATATGATGGTAAGTTATCAGTAATAGATTTTAAAACATCTACTAAAGATAAAAAAGAAGAATGGGTAGAGAACTATTTTATTCAGACTTCTGCCTATTGCGAAATGTTTGAAGAACGATATGGTAAATCAATAGATCAAATTGTTATATTGATTGTAACCGAAGAAGGTTCAACACAAACCTTTGTCAAAAATAAGAAAGATTATTTACCCCTATTAAAACCAGCTATAGAGGAATTTCATAAGAAGTTTCAAATTTAATGAACAAGGTATTTGAGCCCTATTGTACACCTGGTGAGAACCGAAGTACTAAAACGGAAGGAAAAACAACACATGAACAAGATAGTAAAAATAATATGTGGACTTTATTTTATAATATTTTTTGTAAACGCACAAGCAGGACCAAAAGTCCTATTAAATTATCCATGGAACATTTTACAAATGCCAACATTCTGTGGTCCTATTGATGAGGTAAACGATCTTTTAAAGAGAGGCAATTATGTTGAAGTAGCAATTGCATTTGGTAGAATAGGTGGAAGCCCTAAAGGTGATATTGTATATGCAGAAATAACTTATGCTTCAAGAGAAATACAAGGTCACATTATAAGAACAATTGAAACACCTGGTCAAAGTGAAAAATGTGTATTGGCTGTACTGTATGATTATATAGATGTATCAAAAAAATAGAATCTTAAAAGAATTAGTCGTTGATTAGAAGACAATAGCTAGTAGGGACCTGGGTGCAATACCCAGCCACTCCACCATTTTAAAGCACATAGAGCTGTTACGCTATCTTTAAATGTGCTTTAAGGGGGTGGAACTAGAATCGACCATTAGGTAAAACTTCTAGGAGATTGATCGCTAACACCGTACTGTTATACAATAAATGAAAACTTTAATAGTTTTTCATTAGCAGCATAGCCTGCTAGGGGTTTGCCTGTACCTCGCAACAGAAACAGGCATTATAAATTATGAATAATTATATACAAATATACAAAAATGTAATAAGTGATGAGTATTGTGATGAACTAGTGAAAAAGTTTGAGTTAAATTCAGATCAACATAAAATAAATGATTTTAGACAAGGAGAAAATATTCCTAACGAAGGATCAACATCATTTACCTCACTTAATTTAAATGAAAATTCATATAAATGGATTGATGATATAACCAAAATATCAGAAGTTTATATTAAGTATCTTAAACAATATAAAAAAGACTGTGATATCAAAAAAAGTATGTGGCCTAGTAAGTGTAATTTTGAAGAATTTAGAATGAAAAGATATTTACCTAATGATACAGATCAATTTAAAGCTCATGTTGATGTCAACAATTATAATTATGCAAGAAGATTTTTAGTATTCTTTATATATTTGAATGATAATGAAAGAGGGGAAACAAATTTTCCTCAATTAGAATTGGCATCTCCTTGTAAAAAAGGTTCTTTGATAATTTTTCCACCGTTGTGGCCTTGGTTACACGCTGGAATGAAACCAATTAATAAGCCAAAATATATAATGGGTAGTTATTTACATTATGTGCTTGACAATAAACGAGCATTATAGTATAATAGTAATATGTCATTAACCAGTGAATATATTAAATGAAAATGTGGAAAAATAAACTAGACG